GACTCCCTGACGAAAGAATCCCAGTCAGTAGTATCCTCTGCGTTGATTTCCCGGCCTGTAACGGTCTCGGGCGCATCGTCGTCAGAATCGTAAGCGGGCAGCTCATCGACTACATCGGGGGAATAGCCTTCACGGATCAGGTCCGAGCGGGACTTTATCTCCCAGTGGGCGATAAAGCGGGCGTGCTCCACGTCAGGGGCGTCAGAAGACAAAACGACGCGCTCAGAGGGCACGGCATCGAGCCTTATGGAGCGGTGCTCGACCGTCTTGCGGATTCTGACGTTGTAGAGTGGCATCCCGTTGGCATCGACGCTGCGCACCGCTTCAACATTGTCGCCGTCTTCGGAAATCCCCATAGCCGGATCCATAAGGAGAGCCATGGCTTCCGGCTCTGTGAGCCCCTCGTATTCGAACAGCTTCTGCTCTTTCTCAACGGGGCAGTGTGCTATGCACCACCCCACTCTCTGATACAGTCCATCCGCAAGGACGTCATGTACCAGGCGGAACATCTCGCGGCCAAAAATGACATTGTTGACGTACAGAGTGGCGTCCGCTGCGGCCTGCTCCTGGTCGGGCGTCTTCGGCTCGAAACGGATAATGTCGTCTGTAGTTGTGAAAACCCTGAAAAGGCTCGGCTTGGCCCACTCCACAGCCTCCATGACGGTCCTGTCGACATAGGTGGAGTACCCACGCTTGCTGCGTTTATCGTCGCCGGCATAGCCATAGCCGAGGTACTTCTTCTTCAGGAGATCCCTCTGGTTTGACAGCTGGCCGCCAGGCTTGCCGATACAATGGCTCATCTCGCCGAGGATGATACGCCTGAGCCTTGCTTTCACGTCTATCTGCTTCTTCATGTCAGATGAGCCTCACGCTGTATTGCTGCTTCATGGGAGTAAAAACGGAGCCGGAAATCTTCGCCGCGGCGCCGTCGATGCCCATGGCGAGATACCTGAAAGCGTCGGCCCCATGAGACGTCCAGTCATGCCGTGGGGAAGAGCGGAAATCCTGAGCTTTCTCATCCCAGTCCCGCTGGTACATGCGAAGCGCGTCAAGGCCGGCCTCGCATTTTTCACGGTCGAACCAACAGCGGGGGAGGATCATGCGGACGGCATTGATGCCGTCATCCACTCTTGCAGCCTTCAGGACTCTGCCGGGGAGGCCAAGCGTCCGAAGCGTCTCAAGGCGTGTCTTGCCTGTGCCAAGTTCGGAAACGGCCACATCATGCGGAAAGAGATGCTCGCCGTAGACATAGCCTTTCTCCTTCAGGACGCGGGCATAGTGGTCGAGGCCGACACCGGAAGAGGCGTAGTAATCGATTATATGAATCTCCTGGCCCACAACCTGGGCGAACCAAATTGCGGTGCTGTCCGAGAAACCAAGGTCCCATGCCGTGATGACGGCAAAGGCTGGATTGTACGGAACTCCACAGATGTGCCCATCATGCTCTGCAGCTTCCAGGAGCCGCCCATAATAGGAGCCTTTTACGGAAGCCACGAAGGAGCATTCGTACTCCTGCAGGTATTCTTCCTCGGACATAGAGCGGCGAGCCTTGTCCAGTGTCTCTTTGGAGAAAAAATGTGTGTCGGAAGCTTTGTACATCAAAGCCACCCACTGATCGGGATGTGCGCAGGCCTCTTCCCAGATTGTCAGCAGCAGATTCTTCCCTTTAGGCGTACCCACGAAAAGGGCGCTGCCCTGAGTGGAGACGAGCATGGGCAGGATAATCTCCGTCCACATGGATCTCGGCATCTGCGCAACCTCGTCAATCACGACATCGCATAAGTTGAGCCCGCGCAGAGAATCTGGATTTTCTGCGCCGTAAAGCCTGATTCGCGCACCATTGGGGAACTCGACACTCAGCTCTGAAATATTGACTCTCGCGCCGGCTGCCTTGGCTACCTTAAGGATGTAGTCCCAGGCTACGTCCTTGGCCTGCCTGTACGTCGGCGCCAGATACGCGCCGCGGTATGTTTCTCCGCCATTCGCGGCATTGCGGCACAGACGCGAGACAGCGAGGACAGTCTTCCCCCACCGACGGTGGCAGATCATGACCCCGTACTTGCGGCTGTCTAATGCTGCAAGCGCCTCCATCTGGTAGTCGTAGAGCTGAACGCTACACCTGCTCACGATGACCACCTCCAAAAAGCACGACTACCGGGCCGCCATCCGCGCCCGAGACTTCCTGCTTGTCTACGTAGAGGCTGGAAGCTTTGCCTCGAGCCATCTCAGCCTTGATAGCTGCGCCGTACTGCCCATTCTCGGAAGCCATGTCACGGAGCTCGGCAAGTTTGTCCAGATGGTCTTTCAGTGTGACGACTGCTTTCTGCTTTGCCTCTTCAGTGAGCTCGTTGATCCTAGATGCGATCTTGATGTTGTCCATGAGGGCAGAAGCAAGTCTATTGATGGAGGCAGGCTTCATCTTCTCGCAGTTGTAAGCAGCCCTGTAGGCGTCAGAGAGGGACTTACTTCCGCCCTTGACGTACTCAAGGCAAAACTTCTCCTGCTTTGATGTCAGCTTATTCCTCATCTTGCTCATAGCTTGTGTGAGGCTTCCAGCCTCGTTATGCGTGTATCGTGCTTATCCAGCCTGTCCCAAATTTTGTTGTGCTCGTCCTGATTTTCGGTCTGCTTAGCGAAGTCACGCAGGCAGACGATGCGCTGCACCTCCAGCTTGTCGAGACGTTCGATGATACGCCGGCCAATAAACGCGACCACGCCCACGAGCAGGCCCAAAAGAACGTTTGTAACAATGGTCATATCCAGGATCATCACTCTCCCACCGCCCTTATGAGGTCCTCCAGCTGGGAGAGCAGGTCCTGGGGGATGGTCAGCAGATCCGGCCAGACGAGGCCGCAGATAATGAGAATGGCGCCGCCAGCCAGGATACCGTTCAGGATGTATCCGCGGACATATCTGGGAGCTACCTTGCCAGACTTGAAGGCGCGGGCTTCCTCGAGCTCGACCTGCGCGCGAATCTTCTCTGCTTCGGCGGATGCGCCAGTCACCTTTTCGATGATGGATCCGATGCCGGGAATATACGCTAGAATTTTGGTAAGCCAAGACAGCATTACTTCCCCTCCTTCAGACCTCGCAGACACATGGCCGACTCGTAGTTGCGTCGGCGCTCCAGCCCGGGAAGAGCCTGCCCTCTGGCGGTTTTGTAAATTTCAGCGATGCGCTCACACCCACGCTCACGTCGTCCCTGATTGAAGTACCTGGCCACAGACGATTTGCAGAAAGCGGTTGGGCCGATGTTGTAGGCCATGGAGACAAGGGCCGCTTTCGTTTTGTCCGGAAGGGAGTCAAAGTCGTCTACGCACCGGGTGACGGGTAAGGCGTTTTCATACAGGTGCTCATTGAGAGACCTAGAGCACTCCTCGAAGCTGTATTCCTGCCCTATCGTGACGTTACGCGTATCTCCCCAGCACTTGGTGGGTATACCCACGGGATCCCTGTAGCCTTCAGGAACATAGCCCTCAAAATCTGCGACGGTGTCGAGGCTGAGATAGGCAGCCCCTCCGCCAAGAAGAGCGATAAGCGCTGCCGAGGCCACCACCTTCTTAGGCGGTTTACGGTATGGAATTCTGCCCATGGTCTACCCTCCCCTTTTGGGAGAAAGCATAGCACAGGGTCTGGCAAAGACATTTTCATGGTGACGTTAGAGACCGCTACAGATCGATAGAGACCGTTAGAGACCGTTAATTTTTTTGTTGACAGGTTTTGGGAAACCCAAAAAAAAAGAGAAGAGCCCCGGCAGGCTCCTCTCTATGGAGAAAAAAATGATAGAAAACGAGATTATCACAGCTATTCAGAACAAGCTTCTCGTGTCATGCTTTTATGACGGATTACCCCGTGTTGTCGAGCCTCATTGTCTTGGTAGAAACAAGAACGGCTTGAAACTTCTTTGCTATCAGACAGGCGGAGGCAGTTCCAAAGGTAACATTCCAGACTGGCGTATGTTCAGTGTCGGGAAAATGGAGAACGTTTTGGTGCTGGATGAGCACTTTACCCAGCCAGCACCGGGCTATAAACGCAATGACAACGCAATGAAGTTCGGTATCATTGCGCAGTTATGATGCAGAATTGTATTCCTCAAGCAGCTGAGCGATCTCCTCATCATCCAGGGTATCTCCCCAGCTGCCAATGGTGCCAAGGAGATCAGACAATCCACCACAGGCTTCAGCCTCGTCATATAAAGCCTGTGAAATGATATGCGAGAGGGGCCGGGGCTTTTTCGGAAGATGGTTCAGCGCCTTCCATATTTCGTCAACTATTTTTGCTTCGTACATTCCATTCTCCTTGTGCCTGAGATTCCAGCCAGGCTACCACGTTTTCATAAAAGGCTCTGTAGGTGCGCTCCCCCAGCCTGATGATGGGAGCGCCCATGGCGTACCAGCGACGGACCGTGCCCCTGGAAACATGAAACCTGGAGGCGATTCCAGTCAGCCCGATAAGGATTTCCTTCTCTTCACTCAAGACTCAGCTCCTCCCTGGCATACTCCCAGAGTGTCATACCCAGGGATGTGTGCGTCGTGTCCGGAAGAGCCTTCAGCCAGTCTAGGGATGGACGGCCTTCATTCGGCTGTGCGCCACCTATCTGCAGGCAATCGACAAATTGACACCCTTCGCTTCCGCCTGCTCCGCGTCCCGTGAAATCCAGTCCTCTCTTCTGCCCGCTCACCCATGAGGGGCGGGAGAAGATGTCTCTGATGCCGCCATCGTTGTAGGCTTCGCCCAGGTGATTGAGGTGATCCACGATCCAGTCTTTGCGGCTCAGGGAATGAGAGCGCGAGAACACGCAGTCCCAGACACTCAAAGAGGCGCCATTGTGCGCCCACGCGCCGAAGGTGCGGACATCGAAGCACCCCACGCCCCAGTCGTGCACCCAGCAGTTCCTCATGTCAGCGAGGACGCCATCCTGCACCTCGGGACATCGTCTCCCACACCTGATGAAGGCGCAGTTTTTGAGAAAGAGAAGCCCTGACTTGTCTTCTGCCGGGTAGTCCCCGTTGCCCCCAAGGATGGCTTTCTTGCAGCCGATGAAGACGCAGCGGTCGATGACCACATGGGCGCCCTTGATGCAGTCGATAGCTTCATCCTGGTCAGCGAGCGGGACGGCGGAGAGGTCGAAGATGCAGCCCTGGATGAGAGTGCCGCCGTCACTACCCCAGACCTGCACACAGTCGCCGCCCAAGCCGAATGTGGGGGCTGCGTAAGTCTTTCCCCTAATGCTCCTCACTACACCCTTCCTCCAATTCCATGCTTCACACGATCCGCTTCCTCGGCTCGCTTCGCGTCGTTGAAACGATCCAATGTGCCGACAAGGTACATAAGTGGACTGTTACTTGCCCCGCAGGGCCTCCGGCGTTCAGTCTCTGCATTCCGGTAGCATACCATCCAGCCGCTGATGCAGGAGCGGCGCTTTTTCAGCCTTGCCCTGTACTGCTCTGCCTTCCCCCCAAGCCGTGCCGCCAGAAGACGGGAAGCGGCGCAAAGGCTGGAAGCTGACATGGTTTCTCCGTTTTTGGTGAGCGTTACGCCCACGCTGATACGGGCATTCCATGCCTGACAGTTGGCTACGCACCTGCTGATGGTCGCCGCGCTCAAAGTGCGGTTACGCATCTGCTGGGAACGGGTTACATATCTCAGGTTGCTGTAGTGGTTGTTGTGCGAATCGCGGTCGATGTGGTCTACTTCCATGCCTTCCGGGCACGGCCCAAGCCAGCATTCAGCCACCAGCTTGTGGATCATGTGCCTGCGGACTTTCCTTTCCCCATTCAGAAGGGCGTATGTCCACGCGGCATAGTAGCCGGGCTGTGAGTGGTGCGTATCGAGCCTGATCGCAATCTGTTTTTTACTCTTTACATTGCGCATGATGCGCCCGTCTTCGCTGATCTCGTACAGGTACTTTAAGGATGGTATTTTCCGAAACTCAAGGTTTGACTTTGTCATCTCTTGATCCCTATGCTGGAATTATTTGATTTCTGCTCCATTTCGTGGACACCACCAGCATAAAGCCGGGAATATGGATGTATCCCCGGGCAGCCGGATGTTTTCAGGCTTGCCTGTCAGCAACCTGTGATTCTTCTGATGCGCTCGAATTTTACGCCTTTGCCGACAAAACGCATTTTATTCGACATGCAGATACTTTTCATTTTTTAACCTCCTCACGATTTTCAAAAGGTGCCGGTTACAGTGCCGGCACATACGCCGGCACAGCGTCTCCCAGCCGCGCGCGGCCTCCTCGTCGTCTCCGTCCACGCTTTCGGGGCCGGACATCCCGCAGGAGGGGCAGGCGACAGTACGGCCGCCCCCGTCAGTATCAGCCAGGTAGACGTCGGGGCACCCGCAGTAAGGGCAGGAGTGCACGGGGGCTATCTCCCGTCCCCGGACATCAGGGACCAGAGGAATGCGGCCGCCATGAGGAGCCAGAGGACGAAAACGACGTAGAAACCGAGTCCCAGAAGAAAAATGAAAATGATGTCCATGATACTTTACTCCTGTCTACTCTTTTCCCAGTCTCCGCGGCAGAAGCGCCACACGACGCAGAGCAGGTCAAGCGCCTCATCCATGACGCGCTCATCCCCCTGCCCCTTATTCAGCGCCTGGCAAAGTTCCCCGTACTCTTCGCCGATGACGCCGACGCCCTGATATATGCCGTCGGAGAAGTCGGGATGCTTTATCTCGGCGGATTTGAGCCGCTCGAAAAGCGCCTCCATCAGCTTCAGGTCAGGATTTTTCGCTTCCTCGATCATATCGTACGCACCTCCCTACATCGTCTTTTGCGGGATATCGCCATGACCGAAAGGGTTCCCCGTAGAGGGGGTATCTTCCACCTTCAGGGTCGGGGCCGCCCCGTAGTCCACACCGCCTACGCGCTCACAGCCGGACATAGCGGCAGCGCACTCCGCTCCGCAGGCCGCGTACCCGGCGATGTCCACCCAGCTGTCCGCGTGCCTGGGGTTCCCCTCTATGCGGGCGAGCTTCAGGAGGATCATCATGGCGGCGACATCCGCGGTGGAGATGTCGCACCCTGTGTAGCGGCTCCAGAGGGCCGCGATAAGGCCGAAGCAGTCTTCGGGATGCCCGTACTCACGGGCCCTGTCTGTAAGGGCCGCCTTTCCGGCGGCGTCAAGACACTCTTTTCTGGTCATATTCTCTCCTTTTGTCTGATTTTTTCTCCGCGGCTCCATGCCGCGTAAAGACTGACACCGAGGCGGACGGCTACCTCCTGCCACGGAACGCCCTCCTGCCTCAGAGAGACAAGCAGGGTATCCATCTTCTGCGTCCACCGTATCCTTGTCTTTTTCTTTTTCATCAGAGCCGGCACGGCACCTTCGCTCTGGAGGACTTTCCAGCGGGCTTGCGCCGCTTTTTTTGTCCGGCCGCATAAGGTGCCTATCACGCTCCACGAGTAGCCAGCGCCCACCAGCTGAACCAGAAGGGCATCTGTATGCTGCGTCCATCCGTAGGTACGGGGTCTATCTGTCATCTACTCTCCCCAGAGGACATATGCCGCAGCGCATAGAACCACCCCGCCAAGGATAAAAAGAATTACGCCCCAGAGGATCCAGGCTCTTACGCCGCTCCCGGCGATAAGCGCTACCCCCGAAAAAAGAAGGCACAGAGAGAAGCATACCCCGGAGATACACAGAACCCAAGCAGCTAACTCTCGCACACACCCCTCCAGACGCCAAAATCGCTCCTCTACGTGCTTTCCACACATTTTCCGATTAACGACAAAGGAACGGTGAAAAAAATCACTGTGCAGGCCCATACGCCACCGTATCCATGTCTGAAACATCTCCCGTGGGTGAGTATCCGCCCGCACGTCTCAGGCGTGCCCAGCACCGCGGGCATCTGTAGTCTGTCGTGGGGCGCCCGCAGTCGTGACAGCGGCGTGTGGGCTCCTTTTGGCTTCCGCCGGTGCGTATGGACCTTGCCCTCATGCAGACG